AAGCAAGCCTAATCCTGGCAGTCCATTTGAGTCAGATTATGCAAGCAACCGCGAGTTGCTGCTAAATGACAGAGAGTGGGTTGTGGAAGAAGTCAAGAAGCTATGGGAGATATTGTCCACAGAAGACTTGAGTGGTTTGAGTGGAGCTGAGCTTTTCGAGCGAACTAAGGTTGTATACCGGGTGTTTGTGAAAGGTGAACTCCATTCTGCCAAGAAGGCGGAAACGGGGAGAGCAAGGTTAATCTTTGCTAGCCCCCTCGTCTTTACCTTGTTGGAGCGGATAATATTTGGCCCACAGAACGCTAGAGAGATTGAAGCGTACTGGTCCTGCCCCTCGAAACCAGGTCTGCCGTTCACGGATCACGCTGTACCCGCCTTCATAAAGTGGGTCGATGCTATGGTTGCGAACAAAGATGACGAGCTCTACTCCACCGACCAGGAGGGGTGGGATTGGCATGTTCAAGACTGGCTCATTGACTACGATGTGGAGGTGAGAAAGAAATTGCTCAAGGGTAAAGCCGACGAGGTCGCTTTGTGGTATAAGGTTGCTTGCAACATGAACTGCATTGTAAAGCTCAAGACGGTGGCGTTCTCTGATGGTGTTATTGAGCATCAGGTTATTCCTGGGGTTTGGCCCAGCGGTTCTTACAGAACCTCTGGGACGAATTCCAGGATGAGAGTGATCTTACGATTACTCGCAACCGGAAATGCTGATGTCTGCACTATGGGGGATGACGCTGTTGAGGGCCTCATAGCCGGGTGGAGCAGTGAAGAGATGATCGCCGCCTATGCGAAATATGGGTTTGTACTCAAGCCCCCTGCGCTTCAAAGTAGCAGGGATTTTGAGTTCTGCTCAAAATTGTTTCGTAGAGATGATGATGATCACTTTACTGTGACGCCTACACAAGGTAGCATTGATAAGATGCTGATCAACTTTGTGCTCAAGGATGGGTACAAGGATGACCAGCTCATATCAGGGCTTTCAACGGAGCTCCGCCATAGTCCCCTTCTCAAGGTAGTGCGAAAGCACTGCGTGGGAGCGGGATTGGGGTGGGGAAACTAACTTGTGAAGTTATGGACTTCGAAAAGTTTTACTCATCGCTCACTCCAAATGAACGGGCCTATTTTATAGGTTGTACTGACATTTTCCACGATAAGCCTTACGACGTTATTGGGAGGCCATCCCTATCTAACCAGCTGCAGAACACAACTCAGATAAATTTATCTCAGACGTATTCTGCTCGTGATTTCTCTGACATATCTGATCCTCCAGGTAAGTGGGATTTACATATCACGTCATTACCATTCATAACCAAACAAGTTATGCAGGGTGTTAATGACTACGGATATTCGATCTCGCAGCCTGCCAACGTCACTAACCGTGACTTTGGTGGGCTTTGTATCTGGGGAGTCAATAGTGGGGAGACCACGTGGATCCCTCAAGCGAAC